GTCCATCTGTAAGATATCCACTCTGTTTGCGTTTTGTAGTCTATTTGCGACAAAGGATAATTCACCAAAGTCAGAAATATACAAATCTACGGCACCAATTACTGACATTGATGAAGCATCTCTATAAGCTGTGCTTACGCCTGTGAAAGCAGAAGCTAATTGCTTATGTGATGGAGTCATCATAACTACTTCTGGATTACCACCTAATTGATAGGCTTTGAGTACACCAGCTTTAAGTAGAGCTTCAGTATAAGTTCTGTTAGTACCACCAGCGATTGCAGTTGCACCAGTACCAGCTGGTTCAGCTGAAGGCGTACCACCTACTGAATAGTTATCAGCAGAAGTTGCAGTACCAGGGATGTTACCACCATACCAGGTTCCTAAAGATGCACTCTCACGAGCAGTTCCTGAAGAACCAGATGCTTTTGCATTTTCAACTCCAACCATAGCTCTTTCAATATCTTTTTTAAGCTCTTTACCGGCTTTAGATAATTGATAAGCAAGTTCAGAACCTTTACCAGCCTGGTCGACTGTTTCAATGGTTCCTGATACTGCTACAGCTTTTGCTGAGATTTGTGTTCTGTTGTTAAGTTTTACAGTTGCTGATCTTGAACCAGCTGTGTAGTCGTCACCTTCGACTTGTGCGTTTGCACCAGCGTCTGCGAGAGCGTCTACTGACCACTCATGTAATGTTTGTGGTACATTGACCTTACCAATTCCTGACATAAAAGGGGTGTCGGCTGGAGCGATGTTGTAAATAATATCCTCAAACGACTCTTTTATAGAATTGGAATCAAATGATTCAAATGTGTTGCTTGGAACGGCCATTTGATATTTTCCTTTCTATTATATTGCTTTGTGTTTAATCATCTCTTCGAAGACAGATTTTGCATCGTTGATGTTTCCTGACTTCTTGAGCTTGTCCATTTGAGATTTAAACCTACGATTACCTTCAGGTTGTGCGTCAACAGTTTTATTTGTGGTGCTAATAATTTTAGGTTTCTTAGAAACTTTCTTGGATTGTAAGTTTGCTTTTTTTAGTTTGTCATAGCGATACGCATTGTAGAGCATTAGCACTGCTCGATGATCGACCAGCATTGAAATCTCTTCTGGGCTGTATCCCTGTTCTTTCGCATAATTCACAAGATCTTTTCTCAGGTTTTGACCTTTTTCTTTATCAGCATACAAAGGAAGTTTTTCAGATAAGATCTGTCTTTCTTTTTCCAAATACTGGTTATATGTCTTTTCTTGCTCTTGCTGTTTTTCAGCCTGGATACGTTGTTGTTCTTGTTGAGCAACTTGTAGAGCTTCTCTACGTTTATACTGTTCAGCTTTTAATCGGACATATTCAGCTGGGTTTTCTTGATAGAGTCTATCGAGATCTACCTGGTTATCTGCCTGTTGTAAATGTTGAGTTAATACCTGGAGTTGTTGTTGGTAATAATCTCTTTGTTGCTTAGCCACATCGTACTCTTTGGACAAATTAGTTTTTAGTGAGTCAATTTCTTTTCTCTCTTCGGCTAATTTTTGTGTCTTCTGAGTATAATCCTTCTGTCGGAGTCGTTCCTTTTTGATTTCTTCTAAGGTTAGTTTTTCGCCATCTAAGTCGATTAACTCCTCGTTACTTTCACTAGGTTCTTCTTCGTCTAGTAGGTTGATAAGCTCTGCATCTTCTCCGAGGTCTTCGTTATTCTTTGTAGAGTCGTTTTCCTCTGGGTTGGACACTTCACTCTCGACTTCATGAGTCCTTGTGGCTTCAGGTTCACTTGATTTCTCTTGTAAACCTAAAAGGGTCTTCATGTCATCGACTGCATCATGTTCGCTTTTGTATATTTTCTGTTCAACTGGTTTCTGTTCTACAGAATTATCAGTTGCAGAGTCCATCGCTGGTTGTTCTGCCATTGTCTCTCCTTAATTTATTGAGATTGTTTTTCTTGGGTTGCTAACTTGCCAGTCTCTAAGACAGACTGGAGTTGCATCAAAACAACTTCTAACATTCTTCTCATGCGAAAAATGTTTTCCCTTTGTTCTGAACTGGTTTCATCTGAGTTTAACCATTGGTTCATTAACTCAGTACGAATTTTGTTGATAGACTCGATAAAAATCTCGTCTTCTAAAATTTGTTTAGCTCTATGGCCTCTTTGAATTTCTTTTTCTTTATCTACCACCTATAAATCCTGTTCCTTTAAATTTATCTGTATTGTATGTTTTTGTAGGTGTTGCAAATTTTTGTGTTTTTGCAGTAAACATTGCATTTGATCTTCCACCAGAGGAGTCACCACTATTGTTACCGGTATAAGAAACTGTATTACCACCACCATATTGTGATTGGTTAGGTGTTTGTTGAACTGCTAATCCAGCGTAAACGTCACCCATGTCATCAGATTTATCACCTCTCGTTGTGACATCAGCCATTGCTTGGGCTTCTTCAGCAGTTTTACCTAAAACATTTTGAGCAAAATTAAACATATTGTCTTTAGCCATCTGATTTTCAAATGCCTGGTTGTTTTGAACTAAATTTAAATTACCACCTTTAGCAAAAGTGAGCGTTCCGTCATCGGCACGATCTAAGACACCAGAATTGACTAATCGATTAGTGTCCAGGTATGTCATGAGTTGGCCCATCGGAGTAAATCTTCTAAAAAGTCCACCCAGACCATCACCATAAGGATCAATAGGCCCTGAACCAAAGTAGGCACTACCTAATCCCATATTCATAAAAGCATTTTGTTCTGGGCTATAAACACTGCCTACACCTCGGTAAGGTAAGTCTGGTTGATTATTATCATCATCATTGTTTTCGACTATATCGACACATTGACCTAAGACTGGATCATACGTTTGACCAATCGGACACGCATACGGATCTTCGGGGGTGCTTTCTGTGACTGTCGGTTGAAAGACTGGATTAGGATAGGTTGCAGTCGGATCAAGTTCACCAGCGAGTTCTTGTTGGGTTCTTAAATCAAAATAAGGATTACGATACATACCAGCAGAGTTAGTGTTGTATGTTGGTTCATTGTTTATTCTACTTTGGATAACATCTTGGTATGTTTTGGTTTTGTTAAAGGGTTGAAACATTATTTACCTCTTAATATATCCTTTGCTAATTTTTCGTTTTCTAATTGTTCTCTATTTTGTTCATTCACAATTTGTGATGCTAATTTTTCTTTTTGATAATTTTCTAAATTTTGATCTCTAATGATTTCTGTTGCCAGGCGTTGTTGATCTAAATCTAATCTTTCTCTTTTGAGTTGATCGTCTTGTCTCATTTTTGTCGATTTTAATTGAGCGTCTGTTTGTTGCTTTTGGGCCTTTAACTGTAGCTCAGCTCTTTCTTTAGCTTGTTTCATCATTAGCTCTTGTTGAGCTAGAGCCATGGCTGGATCAGGTTTTTTCGGCATCGGTTGTTTCGGAGGTTGTGTTGCCGGATTATTAAAGAACTGGTTCGCATCTTTGTATCCAGCATTCTCCAGGTATCGTTCAATCGTATTGTAAATTTTTTGTGTATCTACGAGACCCATACCACCACGAGAGATTAATTTTTCTTGGACATTTAAAATTCTGGTTAAAACATCCAGGCGTTGATCTTGTGATCCTGTACCCAGTCCTACAACAACAGTGGCATTGTATCGATCTACCCATTCTCGAGGATTAATCGGTACAAACTTTCCTCTTAGTTTAATAATTCTTTCGTGATCTTGGTGAGTACAAATCAAAGTTAATAATCCCTGGAATAATTTTTTAACCCCATCAGCAAAGTTACGAGCTATCATCTCTATTCGTTGTGTAGAGGCGTTCATCATTAAGTTTGAACTAACAGCTGTCGTATGAGATTTATTGATTTGATCGGCATCTAATCCCATTTGAACTTTTGAGACACCTGATCTAGCTTCTCTAATTTCGTCAATCTTACCTATCATGGCGAGGCCTTCATTAATGAAGTTAGGGGTTGCCAGGGGTTTCACAGCATCCGGTGATTTCACTCGAACAATACCTCCCGGGCGAGACACTAACAGATCATCAATATTCGCCATGGAGTCCTGAACTACTAATCGAGAGTTGTTCTGGAGGTAGGCGTTGTTTAAGATTTGTCTCAGTAAGGTAGTTTTGATTTCTTGGATATCACCAATTAAGTCGTACATGGACAATCCAAAGAAACGATGAGGCATCGGAGTTGCTACGCACATCGCATAAGGAATTTGTTCAATCTCTTCGTTTTCTAAGAGTTGATAATTATTATAGCCATTACCCCCTACTGTTATTTTTCTGAGTTCAGCAATTCCGTCACCATCAAAATCACATTTTAAATAACACTCCGTCACTAACACTGTTGTCATGGAAGGATCGATATTTTGATAATTAAAATCAGTCGTGTGATCTTCGTAAGATTTACGG